TAGAGCGTTAGACTGGCAGTCTAAAGGTGGCGAGTTCGAGTCTCGCATGCTCCACATTATATTCTGATTTTAAGCTATTTATAAAAATAAGGGACTAAAACAGGGACTTATATCTTATTAAACAAACTCATTGCTGTTTCTTTTGCTTTGTCAGCAATTTCAATATATGGCTTCATTGCAGCGTAGTCTGAATGCCCAGTCCATTTCATTACAATATTAGGTGCGATGCCAAGCATAAGCGCATTGCATATAAATGTGCGTCTTCCTATATGACTGGATAGAAGTTTATATTTCGGTAATATTTCTTCGATCCTTTCATTGCCTTTATAGTATGTAATGGTGGTAGGAGCGTCAATATTACATAGTTTCCCTAGAGTTTTTAAATAGTCATTCATCTTCTGGTTTGATATTCTCGGGAACACGTATCCTTTTGTTCTTATGTATCTTGTGAGAACCTCTTTTGAATATTTATTTAATTCTATACGCAAAGGATCATTTGTTTTTATGGTTGTTACTTCGATGTGATTATCAAATACATAAGACCATTTTAAATTCTGCATGTCAGAGAAACGTAATGATGTGAAGCAGCAGAATAAGAGCATGTCTTTTATCTTTGCCAAGTATCCCATTTCTTCGGGTATAGATGTGTCCTTTATTGCCATAAGCTCGTCCCAAGTAAGATATATTACCTTTCGGGGAATGGTCTTTAGTTTGGGTTTGTATGTCTCATAGGCAAGCTCTTTGTTGTATCCCATTTTGGTAGCCCAACGGAGAAACCATTTAAATATATTAATATCTTTCTTTATTGTTGTATTCTTTAGTGACGGATTTCCTGTGTCATCGGTTATGCTAAGCATATAATCAGTCAGTTTGTTTAGTCCATCTTCTGTAAGGTCTGAAAATTCAAGATTCGGGGCGAAGTTCTGAATATGTTTTTTTACAGTGCGATGTTTTCTGTAGGTAGAATCGGTCCAACTCTTCTCCTTTCTTTCTTTGATGATAAATTCGTCATAATACTCATATAGGCTTTTCCCTTTTTCTTCTATTTTACCCAACTTTAAATTAAACGCATTTCTGAATTCCTCCGCGGTAGGGGAAGTCCCATTTTGCTCAAATGTGTAAAAGACCTCATCGGCCAGTTCCTCATAATGCGATATCTGCCTGTTAATTATTGCTGCTGATACTTTCTTCTTTCCATGGTAGGTGTTTGATTTGCATCTTTGTGCTTCGGATATCCATTTTGATACTTCTACCCGGTATCCTACATTGAATGCTACGGTGTTACCTTCCCATTTAATTCTGTACCTGAGTTTAGCGTCTGTTTTGTCTTTTTCTTTATCTAAAAGGAAAAGGCAGTTTCTTTTGATAATCATAGTGTTATGTTGTTATATGTTTGTTTATTCAGATTAATTATTTTAGAAGTATCATTTTGTTCCGTCTCTATCTTATTGCATACTATAAGATCTAGCTTAATTCCGGAAACAAGCTTTTCCAGCCTATCATGTTGTTCATTCATCTTATGGACAACTTTCTCTAGTTTGTGTATTATATCATTGTTCATAATTAAGGTTTTAATGTCCTTAAAAAAACATGATAAGATGTTTATTTGTTTAGCTTACATTTTGTTTTTCTAACTGAACTTTCAAATTTGCGTTTTCATCTTTAAGCACTTCGACAACATTTAGCAAATCATCCATACGTGTTTGGTATGTTTCTATTACTTTGATAAGGACTTCAATAGTCTTTTTACTATCTATTTGTTCTCCCTGTAAATCTATGTTGATATTTTTTGTTTCAATTTGATGTGGTGCGGATGTTTTATTCGTTTTTGATTCTAAGTAGGGTGATGTGGGTTGAGGCTTAAGCATATCTCCTTCACCACGGAGTAGCCATTCCGATGAAATATCTTCAAATGAGCTTAGTATTTTTGATATTGTATCAAGACTAATAGAACGTTCTCCTCGCAATTGTTGATTTATTGTTTTTTGGTTTGAACCAATCATTTTTGCAAACTGACTCTCTGAAACAGATTTTTGTCTGCAAATGCTAATAACCCTTTGTAAAACACCTTCTTCCATATTTTGTTATTTAGAATTATAATAAATAGAGCTATTGAGCTAAGTTTTTTCTTTTAAAATATTGTTTTAAGTTCAAAAGCTCTTATATTTGCAGCGTGAAAAACGAATTAATTTAGTTCCGTTTCGCAACGACAATAATTAATATACAAATATATGAATAAAAAAGAAAGAACCAAAGAAATCCCACGGGTAATCGTTCCGCAAGGTGCACAAAAACGCATCGCATCTCATTTCGGGGTTAGCGGTGAAACAGTACGCAAAGCATTAAAGTACATTATTAACACTGAACTCGCAGTAAGAATAAGGGAAGAGGCGATAAAGAATTATGCTGGCGCAGAATCCATTATAAAAATAAGAGTATAACAATTTAAAACAAACTGTCATGATACCCATAAAAGATGAAACCAGATTGATAGACCTCACAATAGGCGAACTTAAGAGCGTGTTAAGTAATATAATCCGTGATACGATGTCGGGATGTGATGTCAAGGACAAGGAACAGGATTACGTGTACGGGCTTAAGGGTATATGCCAATTGTTCGGTTGCTCTAAAAATACTGCAGCAAAGTTAAAGGATGGAATATTGAAAAAAGCGGTATATCAGGATGGTCGTAGAATCTTGACTGATCCGGTGATGGCAAGGAAGCTATTCAACAACTATTATTCAAAGAAGAATTAATAAAATGAGCAAAGCAACCGATTTTATAAATAATAAATGCTACCAGCTTGGCAATCCGATAGAGCCGTTGATTTTTAAAGCTGACGCATTGGAGGCTGTTAATATCGCATCCAAGGAAATAGAGGAACGAGCTGTGAAAGTGTACCGACAGTTATGTCCTTGTTATCAAAATGGGAAATGCAAGCATTATCCCCACAACCAAAAACAAGGTAGCCAAATATGTGATATCGAATGTGATCGTATAAGTCATCTAAAGAAACAGCTGGCTTGTATCTCAACAGATAAATAAATTTCTTCCCTCCCGTAAGATTCGTGGTAACAACCGGTTTAAGCCGTTGAGGGGAGCTGCTTAAAGTTCTTTCACATCATTGTAAATGCTCATATGGTGTAACTCATAAGCCGTATGATGCAGACAAACGGATTGATTATAGGAGTCAATACCAGCAGGGATGCCGTGACGTATTGAGGGTCTATAATAATAATTGATTGAACATACTTTCGGTGCACCGATTTGTCCTTAGTGCATTAAGTAAACTTGGTTGGGCACAAGTACCGCCGAAAGGTCTAATATATCCCCTCCCGTAAGATTCGTGGTAACAACCGGTTTAAGCCGTTGAGGGGAACAATATAAAAATTTGTATTATGAAAACAGCTAATTTTATCCTGTCTATATTTGCCACCCTATGTTCCTTAGGAATGATTTATGGTGCGATAGTTACGGAAAGTCCTATAAAATCCGTATCGGTGATTATATTTTCCATCATCTCATTATTGTGTGTGAAATTGGTGGTAATGACATATAAGGAGTTAAAGGAATATTAACTACCCACTAGGCTAAAGACCTGTGGGTGTTGATTAGTCTAAGCACTTTGGGTGCTACGTTTGGAGAGAATATATAGTTACCAAGGGGTGTTTGTTCAAGCCCCTTGCTCTAAGGTTAAAACCTCTCCATAACATTGACGATGAGCATTTAACGGAGAAATCCGACTTATAGTAAAATGGTTTACGTAATTAACAAACAAGGACAAGCACTTATGCCAACCGAAAGGTTTGGTAAGGTGAGAAGGCTATTAAAGAATGGTCTAGCCCATGTTGTGTGCCGTATTCCGTTCACAATTCAATTGGATTATGACACAACAGATTATACGCAGCCCATAAGTTTGGGTGTAGATGCTGGTAGCAAGCATATCGGCATATCGGCAACAACAAGTGAGAAGGAATTGTATGCAGCAGATGTGGAATTGAGAAACGATATTGTGGATAAGTTATCTACTCGTAGGGAACAAAGAAGAACTCGTAGGAGCAGATTACGTTATCGCAAGGCTCGTTTCAATAATAGGATTTCATCTAAACGCAAAGGTTGGCTAGCACCATCTGTTGAAAACAAAATCCAAACTCATTTGACTGTTGTAGAGAAGATACATAAGTTCCTACCGATAACTAATATCGTAGTTGAAACGGCTTCCTTTGATATACAGAAGATTAAGAATCCAAGTATATCAAACGAGGAATACCAACAAGGAGAACAACTTGATTTCTTCAATGTGCGTGAGTATATTTTGTTCCGTGATGGTCATACTTGCCAACATTGCAAAGGTAAAAGTAAAGACAAGGTCTTGAATGTGCATCACATAGAGAGCTGAAAGACGGGAGGGGATAGCCCAAATAACTTGATTACCCTTTGTGAAACTTGCCACAAGGCATATCATAGAGGTGAGTTTGAGTTAAATGTAAAACGTGGAAAGTCTTTTAGAGATGCCGCCTTTATGGGAATTATGCGATGGAATTTATATGATAGACTAAAGCATATCTATCCTAATGTAAGTATGACTTTTGGTTATATCACGAAAAATACCCGTATCACTAACAATCTTCCTAAAGAGCATTATGTTGATGCAAGGTGTATAAGTGGTAATCCTGTGGCTAAACCTTTAGGTTATTATTTCTATCAGAAGAAAGTAAGATGCCAAAATAGGCAGATACACAAGGTTAATTTCTTAAAGGGTGGCAGAAAGAAACTCAATCAAGCGCCATTCTTGGTAAAAGGTTTTAGGTTGTTTGACTTAGTTGAATACCAAAAGGATTTGTATTACATATTTGGAAGAAGGGATAGTGGATTCTTTGATATTAGGAAACTTGATGGAACTAAAGTGAACAAAGGTTCTATTAGTTGCAAGCATTTGCGATTGATAGACAAAAGAAAAAGTATATTAACAGAAAGAAGGAATAGTGGTTCAATTCCTCCCACAAACTAAAGATTTGTGGGTTTCCTTGAACAAATTTTATGAATGATTTTTTCATCTAGTTTTTTGTGTTTATAATGTTAGTTGCATAATTTGTCCGTGCCTGTATGTGAATATAGGTACGGAATTTCACCGTCCATGGCTGGTACTGTCTAAGGAAATAAGCATAAATAATTATCTGTTCTAATCTCTACTTTTATTTAACGGATAGTATGGCGGTCCGATTCCGCTGACGGTGGCTGTAGGTTGTCATAATAAAGTCGTTTAGGTTTTGCTCCTGTAGTCTGTGAAGATAACAGGAGCTTTTTAATAGGAAACAAGTTAAATTATGGATATAAATATAATAAAGGAGAAAGCCAGAGAGTATGCAAATGGTATACATGGGATTACGCACAAAAGAACAGCATCGGTGGATTTTGAGAAAGGTGCTCAATTTGTTTTGGAATCCATGAAATGGAGGAATGCAGAAAAAGATCCTCCACCATTGGACACAAGAGTGCTTGTGAAGAGTTCCGGGAAATTTGTGAATACCGGGATGTTGGTATTCGATAGTGAGCATAAGAAGAACATTTGGATATGTGGAAATACTAACCGGGCATGGGACATTGATTTTTGGAAACCATTGCCACAATAATATAAATATCATGGAAAAGAAATATCAAATAACAAGTTACCAGCTTGTGTATGCCAGTGGTGGCAGGGATACAGTAAAATTGTTCATGCCTGTTATGGTGGATGATTTGGAGAAATACCGTAACAGTATCCGTGCGACACATGACTGCATTGGTGTAAATCTTACTTATACCGAACTGCCATGAACCCATATATAGTTCAAGGCGTAACGCTTGTGTTTTATGACGGAGAACGTGAGGAACTGTCTGTCTTGGATAGTAAGATTACTGACAGACCTCCCAAACTTCTTAAAGAGCAAATTCTTGACGGATTTTCCAAGATGGAGAATCCTCCGGTTAAAGTTGAACTTAAAATAAAATGGGTATGAAGAAAGGTGATAAAGTACGTGAGATAGGTGATACGCTGACAGGTACGATTGTTTATATCGCTAACGGGTATGCTGATGTCAAATATCCTAATATGAAGGGTGTATGCTCGTTGCCGGTCCAATTTCTTGAAAAGGTATGAGGACTATAAGACAGATAAGCGATGAACTGGATAAACTTTATTCAGAACTTGATATAGTCCAGTCAATGAGTGAGGAATCGGTAAGGCTCACCTTCAACGCTGACTGTAAAGGTAAATATATATCCTTGCTTAATGAAGAAATCGATTCTCTTGAAAACGAGCTTGAAGAATCGGAAAGATATCATGGCAGGAAGCGGAACTTTGTAAGGACTGCGGACCTGCCTTTTTTGTGTTGGTAAATAATAATTTTATATGAGTGAACAGTTAATATACAGTAAGATAGCCAATATCCTCAAAGAAACAAAGGCTATCACCAAATCGGAGAAGAACCAGCAACAGGGGTTCAAATTTCGTGGTATTGACAATGTTATGAACGAACTTCATGAATTATTCTCAAAAAATGAGGTATTCATACTACAGGAAGTGCAGAGCTTCACAACAGAGAACAGGATAACGAAATCCGGCGGTACGAACACATTCACAAGAGCTACGATAAAGTTCAAGTACATGACCACTGACGGATCGTATGTTGAAACGGTAAATGTAGGAGAAGCTCAGGACAGTTCCGATAAGGGTTTTAATAAATGTATGAGCATAGCGTTGAAATATTCTCTACTTCAAATGTTTCTGATTCCTACAGAAGAGCAAAAGGACCATGACAGCACGACACCTGAGGAAACGGATTTCCTTGCGATGGCATTGCAAGAAGTAAGATCAAGCCTGTCAATCGAGACATTACAGGTAGTATGGGGAAATTATAAAGAATTACAAAGTGACAAACGTTTTATTGAAGCGGTAACAAGAAGGAAAGGAGAGTTGAAATGAAACTAATCAAATCACAAGTCGTTTTCAATCCCGATGAACATACTTATATGCTAGGAGATAAGGAACTAAGTGGTATTACTTCCGTGATAAGCAGACAGCTTTTCCCCGATAAATACCGTGATGTTCCCGAATACGTGTTAAGGAAAGCGGCTGAAAGAGGTACTATGATCCATAGTATCTGCGAACTTGTCGATGATATGGGGATAACTCATGACAGCGATGAAGCACAAGGATACAAGGAGCTGAAAGACGATTGGGGATTGAGGTACGAATGTTCCGAATATCTTGTATCTGACAATGAGGACTATGCAAGCTGTATCGACAAGGTTTATCGCGAAAATGAAACTGATTTTACTTTGGGAGATATAAAGACCACCTACGTACTTGACAAGGAATCTGTAAGATGGCAGTTGAGTATATATGCATACCTTTTTGAGTTGCAGAATCCGGGATGCAATGCGGTAAGGCTTATAGGTATATGGTTGAGAGGCAAAAAACATGAGATAGTAGAAGTCGAGAGAATACCATCAGAAGTTGTAATGAATCTGTTGAAATGTGATTCGGAAGGCAGACAGTTTGTGAATCCCTATTCCATATCCCCTGTTACTCTTCCTGACGAGTACCGAAAGATGGAGAGGACAATACAGGAAATTGTGTCACAGGCAAAATACTGGTCTGATAAAAAGAAAGAAATAACTGATGGCGTTATGATGGCTATGGTAGAAGCCGGTGAATATAGTTGGAAAGGTGATATCATATCATTTACTCGCAAAAAGGACACTATCAGAAAGGATTTCGACAAGAAGGCGTTTGAGAAAGATTATCCTGATTTGTATAAGAAATATTTAAAAGAGATTCCAGTAGTTGGAAGTGTAACATTAAAAACAATATAATTATGGCAATTTTAAGTGGTTCTATCTGTCTCTCTGATATACCTCGTGAGCAGATGAAGAAAATTAAGTGTAAAGACGGAGTTGAAAGAATCTATGTGAATGTGGCTGTTATCGAGCGCAAAGAGAAATCTCAGTTCGGGCATACGCATTTCATCACTTGTTCTCCTAAAAAGGAAGAACGGGTAGAAGGAAGGAACTATATTTGCGGAGACCTCAAAGAGTTTGTACCTCAGAATACATCACCTAGCCCAGAGGATATAAATAATGCGCCAAGCGTGTCGGATGATGATCTGCCATTTTAGCCTATGAAATACGATGGTTCCAATCCTCTCCACGTCCAGCAGGCAAGAGCGAAGCTGGAGAAGTTGATAAAGGAACAGAAGGTATTTGAACTGACGGAAAAGAAACCGCAAAGATCTTTAAATCAGAACAAATACTTATGGCTTCTTATTGAATATTGGGCTACACAAACTGGATATACAAAGGACGAAGCAGAGTTCATATACAAGGAAGTAAACAAGGACATTTATTTTGTAGAGAAAGAAATAGCTGGTATAAAGGCAATATATGTCAGGCACACATACGAACTCGATACAAAAGAAATGTCCTTATCTGTTGAGAAATGGAGAAACTGGTCGGTTATGAATGATGTATTCCCTGTATATTTTCCTGCCCCTAATGAAGAAGCCCTGTTACAATTAGCCCAAATAGAGGTTGATAGAATGAGTAAATATCTTTAAATTATCATTTTGTATGAAAGAAATTTGGAAAGATATACCAGGATATGAAGGTAGGTATCAAGTATCTAACATTGGAAGAGTTAAGTCATTTAGATGTGATTCCACGACAGGATGGCGTTGCATAGTCAAAATACTAAATCCTATTCTTACATCAGAAGGATATTATGCTGTTTCATTGCTTAATAAGCAATTCTTAATACATAGACTTGTTGCTAAAACGTTTATATCTAATGTATATAAAAAGCCTGTAGTAGACCATATAAATACTGTCAAAACAGACAATAGGGTAGAAAACTTGAGGTGGGTAACCCAAAAAGAAAATCTGTTTAATGATATTTCCCATAAGAGAAGGCTGAAATCCGTCCGTGAATCCCTAAAAGGAAAGATTGGTATTGAAGCAAATAGACACCGCAAAGTATTTCAATATTCTATTAATGGGGAGTTTATCAGAGAGTGGGGTTGTATATCAGATGCTTGTAGAGAATTATCTATTGCTAATAGTAGTAATATTGCCCAATGTTGTAAAGGGAAACAAAAGCAAAGTAATGGATATATATGGAGATATGACCCATGTCAAGTACGACCTGTTTCATTAAGAGAAAAAGCGATTTTACAATATGATAAGGACGGTGTATTTATGAAAAAATGGAATAGAATTACAGATGCAGCAAAATTTTACGATACTTCAACTGGGCGCATTTGTTCATGCTTGAAAGGAAATACAAAATCATGTAAAGGATTTATTTGGAAATATGCGTAATGAAAATATTTTAAATTCCATCTCCAGACGAAGAACGTTTGATTCAGTTGATGGAGATAGAGGTTAAACAAAACAAATTTCATATTTAAATGAAACTTACTTTAACAAAACAAGAAGTGCTTCTCATTCAGTTACTTCTTCATATTTATAAAAACGACTTGCCCGATGACGTGACAGAGAAGCATGGACGTTTTGTCGGGAAGTTGTACAAGAAAATCAAAAGACAAGTTATTAATCAATTAAAGTAATAAAATTATGGAAAGCAACATATCACGAGATCATATTGCGCTTGAAGCGATGAAGTGTATGATGATGACAGCAAAACGCAGAAGAACTTTATGGAATAGAGTTGTAACATTGTTTTTCCCGTCCAAAGAAGCTAGTGTTACAAACTACTATTATGAAGGACAGGCTAAATCAGCTTATCAGATAGCTGATGCGATGATTAAGGAACGTAACAAGACAAAGGAGGAATAATATGTATTACGAGGTAAAGTTAAAGGTAATGAAACCTAACAAGGACGGTCTTGAAAAAGAAGTAAAAGAACACTTCATTACAGACTGCTCACTTTTTGCAGAAGCGGAAGCCAAAGGGCTTGAACAGTACGCATCTGATAATATGGAATCTGATGTCTTCTCCATTTCACGTTCAAACATCATTGAGATAATCAACGAAAAGACAGAAGACAAGCCATTCTTCAAGGCTACTATTGTAGATACTCAGATTGATGAGAACGGCAATGAGAAAGAATTGAAATACTATAATTTGGTTTGTGCAAAGGATTTAAAGGAGGCAAATACTTTGATGGAACAACACCTTTCACAAGGTTTGTCTGATATGAGATTGGATGCAATTGTTAAAACCAAAATAATTGATTTAATCTAGCTATGGAAGAGTTTATTTCAGATTGGTTCATTCCGATGGACTTCGGTAATGATATTCCGGACGAAGATCCAGACGGTGAAGATAATTTCAATTTTGATTAAGTGTATTTGTTTACATGCCTGCTCTGTCTGTGAAGATAAGGCGGCAAAGGGAGGTTGGCGGAAATGGCAGACGCTAATCAAGATGTAAGGTGCAAAATTCCAGGATAACCGTTAATAACCAAGCCGGCAACCTGCGAGACATCTTAGGAATGACTGACTTAAAAATCAGTGAACCGCAAAAACACCACTCATGCAGGTTCGAATCCTGCACCTCCCACTATAAATGTGAGCCACACATAAATGGCATGGGTTAATAAATAATGGTTGTGCCCCGGAGAATACGCTTCGGGGCTTTAATTGGTAAACAAATAAAATCATACATTATGGAAATGGAAATAAAAATAGCAGTACCCGAAACCGGAAACATATTCGATGCAGAGTTCTCATTGTCAATTGTAGGCATGAAAGTTAAAAACCGGGAAGCACTAAAAATGCTTCCCGATAAAATAAAGCAATCCTTAATTGATTGTGTTGAACTCGAAAGAAATACTTGCTTGGAGGATAAAATCAAACAAGTACTTTAATCAACGTATGTGTCAAGGTAGTGAATGAAAAAGTCTATTTTGGAGATTACTTTATCGAAATCTTTTTGCACAAAATCAATGCGCCCTCCAACGGCAGCGGATTTAAATCTAAGATTGCTTAGACTTTCGAGTTCCTTGTTTAAAGGAAGTTCGGGATTAAAAGCAAATACAAGATGAACAAACTCCCTAATAGCATCATATATTCCCGGATACGAATTGAAAGGGTCTTCTATATTAAAGATTTCTCCTTTTTTCTGTATCTCCAATACGTCATTTTTTATTGTTTCCGCCTTTTCTTTATAAAATGATTTATCTCTCATATACTTTAAAGTTTAAAATTAGACAAAGCAAAGATAACAATAAAAGGGCATATCATATTTCCCAAGATGAGTTTAAAATTAGACACTTTATCCTCTCTATCAGATATGCCCTTATATTATAAATAATAGTATGCCATACTACATAAAAAGAACCAAGGCTAAGAAAAAAGACAAGCCTTTACCTCTGTTTGATAAAGCAGGGATAACAGTAAAGAAGAAGCCGGATTTGGTAGCCAAACTCGATAAAGTCTTCAGCCGCTATATCCGGCTTCGTGATTGTATGCCAAACGGCTATTTCCGTTGCATCTCGTGTGGTCAGATAAAACCGTTCGAGCAAGCCGACTGCGGGCATTACATCAACCGCCAGCACATGAGTACACGGTTTGACGAAATGAACTGTAACGCCCAATGCCGGAAGTGCAACCGCTTCATGGAGGGCAACATGCAGGGCTACCGCCAAGGGCTTGTCGCCAAATACGGCGAGCAACGTGTTCTGCTTCTGGAAGCCAAAAAGAAACAGACACGTAAGTATGCGGATTTTGAGTACGAGCAACTGATAAAGTATTACAAGGCTTTGGGAGATAAACTAAGAAAGGAGAAAGGATTATGAGCTATGTATTACGCAATTAACCAATGTAAGATTTTAAATACACATTCTTATGCCAAGAATTAGAACTATAGTTCCGGAATTTTGGGAAGATGAAAGATTTTCGAATGTATCTCTTCCTGCTTGTCTGCTTTATATCGGCATGAAGAACTTTGCTGATGATAGTGGCGTCATTCTTGCGAATGAGGTTATCATTAAGTCGAAAGTTTTTCCTGCCCGCGAAGACATTCGTAAGCAGCAGGTTTCTGGGTGGCTGAAAGAGCTGATTGAGAACTCCGTCCTTGTACCTTTTACATACGAGAACAAAAGCTACTACGTGATGGACTTTTCCAGCGAACGCATCGACAAACCGCAAAAGTCAAAAATTCCGGAAGAAGTTATAGAAAAGGCTCTTCTTTCCGCCCAAACAGGAAATTCGGGAACATTCGAGAATATTCCCGAAGAATCGGGAACGGTAGAGAATGTTCCTGCTGGAAAGGATAGGAAAGGAAAGGAGAGTAAAGGAGAGGATGGGAGTATTACGCGCACGCGCGAGGAGCCCCCACCCCCCGAGAGTGAGAATTTTAAAAAGTTCAAGGCTTGGATTGATGCAAACGCTCCTAATGTGGGTAAATTGAAGGAGCCGTTTACGGAAGTCCAGTTTGAACGGATAAAACAAGATTTCCCCATTGAGGTAATCGAGAATACTTTGCGCTCCATGCACAATTACCGTGAGCTGTTGAAGAAATACGTCAGCGCAAATTTGACATTCCGAAAATGGGCAAAAAAGGATATGGAAGATGGAAAATACAGAAAGACAACTGGTTGCGGTATGGCAGCCGGGAAAAACTCGAATGTTAGCGACGATTACAAAAGAAACATTCTTGAGAGAATTCTCGGTTCCGGCGGTACAGGTGGCATGCAGGGCGGTTAATTCTTATCCGGCTGTATTCAATAGTAACACGCCTTCCCTATCGGAGGTAGAGCAGGCATACGGTTACGATTGCCTTCAGGCATATTTGGAAGGATGGATTGTAAATCTGCGTGAATTTGTGAATGTAGGCAAGAAGATGACAGATGCTCAAACTTTTGAAACTGCCATGATAATATTACAGGATTACAAGTGTCTTACAATAGCTGATATAAATCTTCTTTTCAAACGTGCTAAAAGTGGGTATTATGGAAACCTGTATGACCGCTTGGACGGACAAATCCTTCTTGGATGGTTCAGACGGTATTTTGCAGAACGCTGTAGTGCGGCAGAAGAAGCCTCAATATCAGAGGCTGCTAAATATAAGTCTGACCCTTATGAACGCACCAGTGGAAGAATTGATTCCAAAGAACATGCTTTTAAATTGTGGAAAATGAAATATTGGAAAAATGAAGCCAAATGAATACATTTGCGTATTCAGTAATAAAAATACAAAAAATGGAAAACGAATTTAAGAAAATAGGATGCTTCGTGCAATCGGCTTTTGATAAACTTAAAAAGTCCGGAGATACAGTTGATGGTATAAGTGGCATACCAAGCGGATTTAAGGATTTGGATAATGCGTTCAGCCACCTGTTTAGAAAGGAGAAGTTATGAAATCGCAGAAAGACATCTTAAAATCCATTGAAGGTCTGTCCGATATAATGGAAAATGGAAAACTTATATTAGATGCCTGCTGTGGCAGTAGAATGTTTTGGTTTGACAAACATAATCCTCTTGCCTTATTCGTTGATAAGAGATCGGAGATAGTAACAGCCAAGGATAGAGATAAAATCAGGACCATAGAGATAAAACCGGATATAATAGCCGATTTCACCCACTTGCCGTTTGAGGACAATTCTTTCTACATGGTGGTATTCGACCCACCGCACCTGAAAACACTTGGTACAACCTCATGGATGGCTAAGAAGTACGGGAAACTGCCGAAAGACTGGCAGTTACTCATACACGATGGATTTACTGAGTGTATGCGCGTCTTGAAGCCTAACGGCACGCTTATATTCAAATGGAACGAGAGTGAGATAAAAGCTGCGGAAGTTTTGTCTGTTATCCCGTTCAAACCTCTTTTCGGACATACTACTGGAAGACAGAGCAAGACAATATGGATGTGCTTTATGAAATTGTCAATTAACGAATAACCGAATAAAAATGAAGCAAATAGTGATTGGCGATAAGCCTTTAATGCAAATATCAGAAGAGGATATTTTGCAGGTTGCAGTAATTCAAGGATGCTGCGCTCATCCTGACTATTGGAATTATCCAACTTTGACCGAGTATGATAATACCATGTTTAGAGATTCAGTATGGTGTTCATACAAATCTACACGGAAAGAGGATAATCGAGATAGTAGCGAACTTACTTTCTTTTTGAATACCAAAGATTTGTCCTACCACTATCATAGAGAGTGGTCAACAGAAAAATGGCATGGAGAACGTCTTGGGTTAAATGTAATAAAGTTTTTGATTGAAAAGGGCTATGATGTGCCAATTTATTAATTCAAATATAATTCAAAACAAATATAGAAATGAATAAAACTCAAAAGAGATTGTTGGCAAGGCTTATGGCTGTTACAAACAGCCTTGGTGGAACGCTTGACGGTACTGCTACCTGTGAGCAAAAATACATTGATAGGCAACGTGCTCACAGGCTCTCATACAAGGTCATATATGGTTTATTTGGCGATAATCCTAACAATCCCTATCGTGAAGATGATATAAATAATGCCTATAAAGCTATTGAGGAAATGGAGAAACTGGTACAAAAGGTATATCCTGACCGGAGTGGCTTTTTGAAAAATGAAGAAAAACAATAACCCTCAAAACTGAATAGAAATGAGTAGAATCAAATTTCAACGTCAACAGGGTAATATAAAGGGTAAATCATCTTTAGAATTGCTCAATGAATTTTTCATGTTTTTACAGGGAGAATGCCCAAATGCAATATCTGTAAGGGAAATGCCTAAACTCAATAGTCAGCAGGCTTTCTCCGTGATATACTATTTACAAGAACATTTACCTGTATTTCCTGATACAATAGAGAAGTGTGATAGATGTGGTGAACTGTTTGATTTATTCTATTCAGGCACGCATTGCGATGTATGTGGTAATCTATGCGAAAGCTGTGACGATTGCCTATGTAATAAAGAAGATTGACTAATAGCATAGCAGAAAGGAATATTTATGATAGAAATAGATTTGAATGATACCGTTAGTGTAGAGCTTACAGAATGGGGAGCCGAATATCTTAATGCAACGAATATATTTAAGGAAATAACCACTACACAGAAATGCCATTATAAGACTGACTATAAAGCAGGTGATGTTTACAAAAGCCAGCTTTGGGGGTTGATATTGGAGTTCAAAGATGGGATTAGATTTGATAAAGAGAAGGCTTTTAATAAATTGAAAAAAGTAACATATTAGAAAGGAATGAAGAAAATACTTTTAATATGTGCTATTCTCGCTTTAATAGTGGGATGTGCTTCGCCGAGAAAATATAAAGAGAATCGTTTCACGAAGCAGTTTCAGCAAGCGGATTCTGTGTTTAACGAAAAATATGATATAAGATGATTAGAGTAAGATTTTTTGTAGATAAGGAAAAGTGCGATGGAGATTATCGTCCATTAAGATGGCCAATCCAATATCCATATTGGTGCACTGGTGAAAGTGCTCACCACTTTGTTTTAGTAGCCTATATCAATAGTATTGAAGAGTTGAAAGATTTATGGCCGGAAGCTTCCAATATTGAAAGTGAAGAAGTCAATAAAGTATTTTTTTCGGATAGGTTTCCAAAGCCAGATTGGTACAAAGAGGATTAATTTATAATGGAACAGATTATGAATGAAGTTAGAAAGCTATATAACGATGATGGATGCGTTCTTAAAGAGGCGTCTAGCAATGACTATGAATCATGGAGTTCAGCAAGAACACTTGGTCCTATGGAAAGAAGGAAAGAATACAGAAACCTATGTTATAATTTTGAATATGAGCGGGGAACTAATATCCCTCACTGTGCAAAGAAAGGTGTATGTGATGAGGATTGCGAATACATGAGAAACTTTAAAGAATAGGATATGAAACAGACATTGGAAGAAACAGCTCATTCTTTCGCTGAAAGTAGAAGCAGTGGTAGTTTATTCCCTGCATATTATCAAGGGTTCATTGCAGGTGCGGAATGGGCAATGAAATCGAAACATGATAAAGTCAAACTTATGTGTATTAAAGATAGTAATAAAAAGTGTAATCAATGTCACGAATGTGATGTAGATGTATTAAATCCTAACTATTGATATGAAACAGACAGTAGAAGAAGCAGCAATAGAAAGCTGCGTGATAGATAGAAGCATATACAATGACGAGTATCAGCCGTATTACTTGGATGGCTTTAAGGACGGTGCAGAATGGCAGGCAAAGCAATCTCCGTGGGTAAGTGTGAAGGAACGGTTGCCGGAAGAAAACAAAGAATATTTAGTCGTTCTTGACAATAGAGTGGTATACGTAGCTCAATATAATAAGAATAATAAATCTTGGCTCATATATGGAACTGGATATACTTATAATGTTGTTGTCGCTTATATGCCCATCCCGTCTTTCGATGAAATATTAGAAGCCAACAGGGATGTACTTGAACGGATTAAACAGAAAGGAGACTGAGATATGAAATTAAGACAAGCAAAAAAGATAATGAAGAATATCCGTAGAAATGCACGCATGGAGTATTTATACGGATTAGGACGCTCGATGAAGGCAAATGCTATTTGCGTTAGACACTATGGCAGAGTGGACAAATTTACAAAGCTAATCAATCAAATAGGAGGTAAAGACCCTCTATTAGCAATCAAATTAATTAGACAATATGGAAATAAAGAACGTAGGACAACTTAGAAAAATAATTGAGAATCTTTCCGATGATTACGAAATAGAGATGCGTATTAGACGCAAATTGACGGATGAAGAATTGAAAAATTGCAGATACCCTTACCCTTATGATACAGAGTATTTAACTCTGGAATTTGACGATATAGGCGTTTTTGACAAAGTATTGTGCTTGGGTGTAACTTCTAATGAATGAACGGTATGGAAATAAATAACGGAATAATAATAGATGGTGTGTTGTATGAACCATCAGAAGGATTTTGTAATGAATGTTCCTTGTCCCGGGAATGCTGTAATATTTTAGATGAGACCTATTGTTCCATGTTAGATTTGGGGACAGGTCAGTGTTTTATCAGTCGTGGCAAAGTAACGGATATTAAAACAGAGGAGGATAAGGAATGAAGCAGGCATTATCAATCGAGCAGATGAAGCACTTGAAGGAGCTTGGTCTGGATACAAGCGATGCAAGCATGTGTTTAGAGTGGAATGAATCAGATTCAGACAACATGGTTGTAACCTCTATGGATGCTGATACGAATTACGACTATTATCATGGAACTTACACCTTGCAGGATATTCTCGGTAAGTTACCGCGACACATAAATGACTTTGGTACAAAAAATAAGATGCACATTGAACCTACTTTTGCTGGACCTTGGTGTATAAGTTATCAAATAGGCATATGTGAACCATTTGTTTTTAAATTGTCAGAAAATCTATTGGATGCAGCCTATGATATGCTTTGTTGGTGTATTGAAAACGGATATGTTAAAGTTGGAAAGGAGGAAAAGTAAATGGATATAGTACCTATTGCAACAAAAGATGATCTTTCTAAAGAACAGATAGAGTATCTACAAAAACAACAAACAGAATATAAATTGATTAAAAAAGTTAAGAGGAATCCAGGGCATATCTTATTCTCTTTTAACGTTAAGACAGGGGAGATAAAGAGAGCTTCTATTATACATAATGTTTCTATTGGTCTGAATGGGCTTCCTATAACTAGGGCTGAAACGGTCATAGAACCTAATTGCTACTATGAACAAGCCTTAAATGAAAAGAATTTTAGAAAGAAATTGAAGAAATCAGGATTATTAAAAAACGAATAATTATGGGATTTACAACACCGTGTTTTATACGTAAAAACACACAGGAACTTCGGAAGAAGTTAATAGAGCTTGGTTACAAATCATCAAGAGTTATAGATGATAATGAAGAGTTATGTTTAGCAACAGGTTTAAATAAATATACCCACATTACGAATGATATGTTTGATTCAAAAGATCCGCATAGAACTTGGAATTGTGCTGGTAGAATTGATTGTGGAACCAATGAGGAGCTTTTCCTAGCTCTAGCCGCATTGAGGAATGATACAAATAAGTTTCAATGGTTTATAGCAGAATCTTTACTTAGTGTTTCTTTTGATGATGCTATTGGTAATGACCATTATTTCGTAGAACCTAAAGGTAGCTTCTTCTTTTGGGGTATAGAATATCAAAATTCAACAATTATTTCAGGAAATTTCCGTAAAGCCACCGTAGACGAACTGATTGAATATTTTAAAACAAAGGAGGAACAATGAAAGCAAAGTATTTTAAAAAGATAAGAAACCAAGTTAAGTGGTATAAGGTATCATACAGAGATGATTTGTTTTTTGATTTTAGAGATGAAAAAGAGGTATTGGCTAAATCTCCAGAGAACGCTTGTGTTAGATACCATAAACGTACTGGATGTTTTATTAACAAATATAATCCTAACAATATCACACAACATAGCGAATGTTTTTCAAGGTTCAAAGTATGTATAGGTAAGAAAGTAATGTATTTCGATTAAATATGAAAGCAAGAATAAAAAGAAAAATACAAAAACGACCATTTTTATATAATGTAGGACAAGTATTTAAGGCTTGTGATTGGCTTACTAGTATTCAGCGTGGAAATATAGTTTGGCGTAGGTATCGTTCATTTGGTACTATTATTAAATCAGAATATTAAATATGAAAGCAAGAGTAAAATCAACAGGGGTTTTGGTGGATGTAATTCCGAAAACAAATACCAATGCGTTACATAGTGGAGATAACATATATGTATGTGATAATATGGTATTCAGAGAATGTGAACTTGACTTTTTAAATCTTGGAAATTCAGCTATCGACTGGGAACAGCGTAGATACGAATTGGCAAAAGACATTATTAAAGTTGTTATAGCAAACGATAATGGTGTTAATTCTGAGGTAGTCGCTAAATATTCACTTAATTGCGCTGATGCCCTAATTAAAAGACTAAAGGAGGTAGATAATGGATAGTGTACAGACACAAACCTTTTCCATTAGAGGGGATGGAGGTGGTGATGCATATATTGATTTTTGCAATGGTCAATTATGTGTTTCAGTTGTCATAGAAGGGAAACAGGCAGATTTTCACTTTGATCCTGTTACGTTAAAGATGTTTGCCCATGCTTATAAATTACATTGTGAAGAATGTAATAAGCAACAAAAGAAAGGAGAATAACCATGACCGAAGAATTTGTAACATTAGAAACAGCGAAACTGCTGAAAGAGAAAGGATTCAATGAAAGAAAATATCTCATAGATGTTTCCACTTTGAATCATTGTTATAAATACCTATCTGTTCCTCCGCAATCCATAGCCCAAAAGTGGTTACGTGAAACTAAGAACCTGCATATCGAAATACCCTATATGTATGGAAATTATTGGATATATGATATATTAACAATTCCGAATCACGACTTAGTAGGATTGTCTAACAGACCTATTATCCATTATAATACCTACGAAGAAGCACTTGAAGCCGGATTACAGGAAGCATTAAAACTTATATGATTATGAAGAAGATATTTTTCAACGATAAATTAGGATTAACCCAAGCGGTATTGGATGGTCGGAAGACTATGGCGTAGATTTGCTTTGGCATATCGAACAGAAGATAAGATACAATGAATTAAGACCTATGTTGAACGGAAAAAGATATTGATTATGCCACTGTTTATTTGTAGCAAATGTGGTTGTGTTGAGAATACAGCCACATCGGATTATTGGCCTGTTGTACATAAAATCTTTCCCATAGAGTATGATGCAAGCATAAAGGAGTTTGAAGGAAAACCATTGTGCTCGGAGTGTGGGAGATTGATATTTGACAGTAAAGGGGAAAATCCGCGTATGATACCGGGGAAGTGGCATGGGAAATTTCCCAAAAGACAAGCCACTGATTCTGAAAAGAGAATGGTAGATAGAAATGGTAGGTTTTAAAAAGAGAAAGGGATGCCTGCAACATCCCTTGAAAGCTACATCAACGAGCTTAAATAATTGATTGACGATGTATATCGGAAAGCGAAAGGTGGAAAAAAGAAAGTTAATCCTATGAATGAGCTTAAACTTGAATTTTAGCAATGAATTTAGGGTACTTTTAGGGTACATGAATTAAATGGTATGTTTTTTTGTTTTATTCATATTTTCCGTAACTTTGAATTGTAATGATCCCGTGTAAAGGAGCGCGGTACGTTCTTCGGACGAAAAGACTTTTATGAAAAAGAAACTTGTAATAAATAGAGAAAAATTTTGCCACTATTATATAGAAACGGGTAACGCATCAGAGGCGTATCGGAAAGCTTATCCGTGCAGTGTGAATTGGAAGGACGGAACTGTGCGCAAACGTGCGTTTGACCTTCTTAAAAATTCAGATGTGGCCTCCCGGTTGAATGAGCTTCAGGTTGAGGCTTGCGAGAGGTTTGATATGAAGAAGGATGATGTGCTTCGCTTTCTTGCAAGCGTGGTGAATGTTGATCCGATAGATCTGCTGTCCTCTGGTAAAGATACATATATGGTAAAGTCTGTTGAGAATATTCCGAAATCCGTCCGTCTATGCATACAGTCAATTAAGAACACTCAATATGGAGTGGAGATACGGCTATACAGCAAGATAGCCGCCATTACACAGATAAGCAAGATGCTTGGATGGGATGCTCCGGTAAAAAGTGATGTCAGTACTAATGTGCGCATGATAATTGGGGACGAGTGATGATAGAGATGGTATTCTCACATAAGTTGTTCAATCCTCTGTTTTGGCATATCCGTAAGGCTATGCATGATAAGAATATCAGGTACATTATAAACAGAGGTGGTTCTTCATCGGGAAAATCTGTATCTACGACACAGGCTGTGTTGTTGTCTGTATTTTCTTGCGAAGGTTCGGCTCTTGTTGTAAGAAAAGTGGGAGCTAGTCTGAGGAATACAGTGTATGAAGAGTTTAAGACCCAACTAAAGGCTCTTCAACTGAGTCAGTTCTTTGTGCCTAAGGAAAATAATATAACTTGTGTAAATGGTTGTAAAATTGACTTTACAGGGCTTGATGATCCTGAAAAAATAAAGTCTATCACTGGATATCGTTGGATAGTGATGGAAGAAGCAACCGAGTTCGAATATGAAGATTTTACTCAGATACGTTTCCGTCTTAGAGGTAAGGAAGGGTTGCAGATAATATGCAATTTTAATCCTGTATCTGAGGATTCATGGATTAAAACGAAAATTCTTGATACTTATGAATGGGACGATCTTCCAAATGAACTATATGGCGAAGTGAAAAATCCTCTTACTAAAAGTTCTTTGCCAAAGGCATACAGCACAATATTAGGGAAACGGGGTTGCAAACCTAGAATGATCGCCAATGAACGTACAGGAAAGCTGGAAAAGTACCCATCGGATACAATAGAACTGCATTCGTCTTATAAAAATAATTTTTGGGTGGTTGGTTCTCCGGACGGTAAATATGGATATTATGACAGGCAGACAATATCCAATTATCAATGGTACAAGGAACATGATTACAACTATTACCGGGTATATGCGCTGGGTGAATGGGGTAGTATTAAGACGGGGGGTGAGTTTCTATATGCTTTCGATTCTAATAGGCATATTAAAACAACACGATATATCAAGGGACTTCCTGTGCATATTTCTATTGATAACAATGTTCTTCCCTATATTTCGATTTGTTTTTATCAAGTGGACGGAAGTCATATAAGGCAGTTTAATGAGATATGTGCCGGTGATCCCTTTAACACAGTAACGCATGCATCTCGGATGGCTGTTGATTATCTGCGGTCAATCAGATACAATGATATGCTGTATTTATATGGTGACGCTTCAACAAGGAATGGGAATACTATAGATGATGAAAAGAGGTCATTCCTTGACAAGTTCGTAGAAGGGCTGGAAGGTACTTACCATGTCGAAGAAAGGATACCATATTCTAATCCGTCCGTGCCCATGTCTGGTGAGTTTGTCAATTACATGCTTGATGGTGGTTCCGGAATGTGTTTTTCAGTAGATGACGGATGTAAGAATTCAGTTGTTGATTATAATAATGCCAAGAAGGATGTTAACGGTGGAATGTTGAAGACGAGAGTTAAGGATAAGGTTACGGGGCAGTCTTATGAGAAGTACGGGCACATTTGCGACTGCTTACGTTATATTACCGTATGGGTGTTTAAGGATGAATATACTCGTTTCTCCTTAAAAAGAAAACGAAGTAAAATTAAGCAGGAAAATAAAGATATGAGATATTATGATATATCTAAAAATATTCAGGGGACAAGACTTGTATATGTTCTTCCCGAATATGCCGGAAAGTTTATTATGGTTTCATGTTATGTAAATGAGCGAATATATATCGATAATGTGACATATATAAGTTCATTTGATGAAAATGTTCTTCTGTCATTTTTAGAAGGGATATCTCCTGCGGAGATCTTGTTTGAAAGTGAAAAAAATTATTTTCCTATAGCACGGGGCTTAAGGGATAGATATGATGTCAGAATCATACATAAAAATATGGGAGCAGACGCTAGGATATCTGCTTTTTTGGATTTTATCAAAAATAATGTGATGTTCCGTTCAGACTATGACAAGATACCGCAATACAATGAGTTTATGGATGGAGTATTGGACTATAATGGTTCAGATGATTGCGCTGCAATTTATTCTGTAGCAGCACTGTCTTATTACGTATCGAAAAAATATAATATATAATTGGTATATTTTTAAGATATATCAAAACTTTGGCAAAAAAATATCGGATGTTGTACAAAAAATGTTGGTCTTTTTTTAATATGGGTATTTTTAGGGTATATAAATTGGAAGTTTATTATTTTAATTTATATTAAACGAAAATAATATTTGAATTATTTGTTAATTAATAAATTAATTTGTTCCTTTGTAACAGGCAATTGCCTTCATGGTGTGAAGTTGCACCATACCCACTTTTAGAACGTGATCACTGTGGAGGCAATTGCTGTATTATAACGGCGGTTGCCTTTATTGTTGTATATGAGACACTGGTTTAAGATACCTTCTTTAAAGAAGTCAAATAAGGATATGTATGATGAAGCCACCTATCATGGTAAGGATGATGGGGGTAATTTTATTTATGTACCTAAATGGGTAGAGAGCCTGTTTCCTGGCAATAAAGGAAATATAGATTACGATATGTCTACTGTTGAGGGGAAAGCAAGAGCCTTGCATGAATGTTGGCCGTTTGCAATGGTTCTAGATCATTGCGGAAGAATGATTCAGAACGGAAGATATTACGTGACAGATATGAACGGGAATGAAAAGAGGAGTTTTAAAGATATTGTGACTCTCTTAAATCGTCCAAATATAATACAGAGTGGGCGTTCCTTTATAAAACAGGTTGAGATATCCTTAAAATGTTTCGGATTTTGCCCTATTTATACATTGAGAGCTTTAAAATCCGACCTGCCTAAATCCATGATGGTAATACCTCCCGAATTATTTTATATGGAATCATTCGGTAAAGACCCATTTACTCAGACAGAACTTTCTTCAATTGCTAAAAGGGTATATATACGTTGGGGAGATGTAAATATAGAGCTTGGGGATGAGGAATATTTTGTCATATACGATTCAATAATGGATATTCCAAGCAATAATGGAGGGAAAATTGCCTTCCATTCCCCTGTAGACGCATTATCTTCGCATACGCGAAACTATATGGCTCAACTGATAGGGAGAGGAAATCTTATAGTTAATGGAGGTCCAAAAGGGATATTGTACGGGAATGATACGACTGATGTAGGGAATGCCGCCATTACTCCGTCTGAATCCCAAAAATTGCAGAATGATTTTAAAAGGAAATATGGCATAGTGCATAAGTTGTATGAAATCATGGTGACTCCTAAGAAACTGGGATGGATTACATTAGGATCAAATACGGAACAATTGAAGCTTCATGAGGAAGATAAGGCGTGTTTGGAGGCGATAGCTCAGACCATAGGTTTTGACGCCAATCTGATTATACAAGGAAGTACTTATGATAACTCTTCTCAGGCAAAGAAAGCGGCATATCAGGATCTTATTATTCCTGACAGTGAATGTATAACAGAGGCTTTGACTAATGCTATATGTAAGGACAGAGCAATAATCAAAATGGACTTTACTCATGTCGCTTGTCTTCAAAAGGACATGAAAGAGTTGGCGGATGCCTTGTCTACAGCCTCTAATGCTATAGCTTCATTGTATAACAACCGGCTGATTACTTTTGAGGAGGCAAGAACTGAGATGTCTAATTTTACAGATATTGATCCGGATAACCCAAAAGGGGAATTTAAAATAGAAATAAATAATGATGGAAACAAGCAAATACAAGGACAGGCTGGGGAAGCAGTATAAATCCTTATCTTTTTATGCAAAGGAGATACAATATGATTCTGGCAGCAGAACTATCAGTGGTTATGCCGCAATTTTCAATAACATTGATAAGTTCGGTGATATGCTCTTGAAAGGATGTTTCTCAAAAAGTATACAGGAGAGAGGTCCGGAAAGTTCTGCTAATGATAAGATTATCATGTTGTGGATGCATGACATGCATGAACCTATAGGACGCATTACGCTTCTGCAAGAAGATGAGAAAGGGCTTTACTTTGAAGCGTCTATTGATGATGTGGAAAGAGGGAATCAAGCGTTGAAACAGCTTGAAAGTGGAACTTTGAACCAGTTCTCTATAGGTTATAGTTATGTATGGGAAAAATGTGAATATGATAGGGAACGTGACTGTTTGGTTGTAAAGGAAGTCATTCTATATGAGATATCCGTAGTGTCCATAGGATGTAACGGGGAAACTGAATATCTTGGTCTGAAATCGGCAGAAGAATATGAAAGTGCGTTGGAATCACTTCCGGTTGAAATAAGTGATGTATGTAAAGGACTTCCAATAAGGAAGAGAGAGGAAGTTCAAACGTTAATAAGAAAAGCGATGTCACTCGCTCGATACAAGCCGGCAGGCAAGCCACTTGATGAAGAGGGAGCCGATAAAAAAATAAAAATATTTACAAAACCTTTAAAACTTAAAGAAGTATGAAATTTGACTTTTTAAGCAAAATTGATTTGTCGGGAATGGATGAGGTTTCCGTGAAGTCATTACAGGCGTTGCAGGACGCAATAAACGCTACTGTAGGTGATTTCATGAACGATACTATCGACAAAAAAACTTTTGAGGATAAATTAAATGAGGTTACTCAAAAGATAGACTCCGAAAAGGAATTGGAAACAGTGCGTAAGGAACTTGGTGAGATGAAAGAGATAATTGTTCGCATGAAGGGTGCAATGCATAAGAATGAAGATGGGGAAACGGTTTTCAAATCTGTAGACCAGCAGATTGAAGAGCAATTGAAGGATTTCATTACTGTAGGCAAACATGGAGAGAAATCCGTGGACTTGAAAACAGCTTGTAAGCAGTCTCCTGGATTCAAGAAAAGCCTTACACTTGTTATGAGCAAAAAGGATGTTGAGCCCTTGAAGAGTACAGGTGTGGCACCACATTATAACATGACAATTGATAGTCAGTTATCTGTTGATCCGCGTTCTCAGACTGTAATCCGTAAATTTGCCAATGTGGCAGCAATATCTACACGATCATTAACTTATGCGGAGTTCAATCCGGGTGAAGAAGAAGCCGAATGGGTTCCAGAAGGCGGTCTTAAGCCTATGATGAGCGGTACATTGTCAGAAGTTACTATCAATGCTGGCAAAGTGGCTCTTGGCACAAAAGTAACCGAAGAAACATTATCTGATTTACCTCAGTTGGTTGCGGAGGTTAGGGCTGAGATTATCAATCGTATTGGTTTGAAAGAAGAAGAAGGTATTCTGTCTGGTACTGGTTCTGGTGGTCAGATTAAAGGGATTGGGAGTGATATACCTACATTCTCCTTGACAACTCTGAAAGTAGATAAGCCCAACACTTATGATGTTATTGTTGGTATGTATACACAGATTGTGTCAATGTCCAATATGGCTTATCGCCCCAACCTTGTGCTCATGCATCCTCTTGACTATGCACAAATGCAGTTGACTAAGGATGTTAATGGGCAATATCTTCGTCCTTTCCGTATTGGTGATGAACTGATTCAAGGTCTGAGAGTGGAAACCAGCACTGCAATCAAACAAGGTGATATTTGGGTTGGAGATTTTAACTATCTTAACATCCGTGATGTATGGGTCCTTACCATTACACTTGGGTGGGAAAATGATGATTTCACTAAAAATATGGTGACTATCCTTGGTGAGAAACGATTGATGGTTTATATCAAAAAACAATATAAAACAGCTTTTGTCAAGGATAAGATTGCAACCGTTATTGAAGCTATAACCCCCGTCGCTGTCGGCGGATAAATTTATATATGCTATGAAGGTAAATTTGACTAAAACTTATGAGGTTGAGTTCGCAAAGGACGGAGCTTCTTATAAAAAAGGTGATAAGGTAAGTGTTAATATGTTACTTGCAGCTAAGTTCTTCCAAGATGGGCGTGTTGCCACCGTTCCTACGGAATTGATAGAGGACGCTAAGAAAATCGGTGCTGAAGACTTGTTCAATAAAAAGAAGAACCTCAAAGATATTGTGTAATGTTAGTGGATTATACTTTTTTTCAAGGAGGTATTCTTGATATTGAGGGTGCTGTATTGAATATACATACTCCCTCTGAGACTAATAAGGCGATAGTTGACAGCCTTCAAGGCTTTGTAATGCAATATGAGTCGGAATATCTGGGAAAACTCCTTGGAGAGAAGTTGTATGAGGAATTCTCATCATATATTGCCAACGAAGGGAAAACGAAGGAAAAAAGATGGGATGATCTTATAGCGCGTCTTGTCGTGAGATATAGTGATGGTGATAGTGAGGTTTCCAAATCCCCTATTGCCAACTATATATATTTTCATTATTTGAGACATAATCATGCACAGGCAACTATTACAGGTGTGAAGGCTGACGAAGATGACGGTCGTCTTGTAAGTCCAGAAAGGAAAATGATATTCGCATGGAATGACATGGTAAGAATGAATATCAGACTTGTGAGGTGGCTTAAATCAAATAAAGCGGACTATCCGGATATCGCCACCGATTTCGAATTGTTGGAAACAATTAATTCTCTTGGAATATGATAATCGATATAATATCAGATGTATGTGCTTCCTTGTCAAAAAGAATGGATCAACAGATAAATTACATATATGGTGACAGTTCTTATATAAGGGAAACACTTCTTCTTCTTGGGAAAAGCAGGGTGACAGCATTGGGAAAATTCCCAATGATAGGGCTGTATGTTCCCTTAGACGAGGAAAGGGGTAGTGAGGATTTTTTTTGTCAGGCATCTGTAAACATAATAATCGCTACCAATACATTGGAAAAGTATACAAATGAACAACGTCGTGAGATATCTTTTGAAGGTATTCTTCGACCTTTGTATTACGGATTCATAGAAGAGTTAAAAAAATGTGATAAATTTGATTTCGGTTACTCCGGTATTGTAAGCCATACATATTCAGAAAATTATAGTTTTGGAAGACGTGGTGCTGTTGATGTTGACGGTAAGGAAGTTGGCGAAAAGATAGATGCTATTGAAATAAAGAATTTGGATTTAACAGTTAAAAATCAGAATTGTTATGCGAACAGATATTAGAGAGTGCGGCAGCACGTCCGGATTTAATACTGGAATGAATTACTGCCCCCTGCAACCGGACAAGGTAGCAGGTGTTATATTGGTCATTCATGGCAAAAAACTGCCAAGGGAACTGACTGCTGATGCTTTGGAAGAGGCTTGCCATGCTGATTATCCGGACAGAATTTATCCTATTACAGGATTTTCGGAATATGCGGTAAGCGGTGGTGAACCCAATACATCGGAAAATGGTTATGCCGGTTCGGAAATAACGGGCTATTCGGCAAGGACGGATACATTCACGTTGCGTAAGTTTAATCTAGCTTTACAAGCTAATCTTGTAGCCAACAAGGATACATTGTTTGATATGTATGTTTTTGACAAGAATAATGTTATCTACGGAGAGGATGACGGAACAGACGAGCTTGCAGGATTCGATTTGTCAGGGGTTTACCCTACAGGGCAGACTTATAACTCAAGCGGACAAAAGGCTTATCTTGCGTTTAATGCAATGTATTCCGATACGGAGAAGATGATGAAAAACATGTCTGTAAAACAATCGGGTGTAAATTTGGAAAATGTTCTCAAGGGATTGAATTATGTTGAATTTGTGAAAATGACATCTCCTGAGAATACATATAAACTCGTGGATCACTATGACCGCACAGACCTTACTGCATATTATGGCGCTGTATTGTCTGAGAAGGCTTCAACAGTCGTTTCTGGTGCGTCAGCACTGGAATACAGTAACGGTGTGCTTACAGCGACAGGAGGTGTACCGGTGCTTAAATCTCCTTCTATTTTACAGGCTAATGGGGTCATTGGGATTGAACAATGGGTACAATGAGAATTAATGGAGTCACATTTATAGAGTCCGAGGTGGCCAAACTTTCATTGGATGAGTTTGTCGCTCAGAATATAGATGTATTCTGGAAGGACATTTCTAGAGAAAGGCGGAAATCAAGGCTGGTTTCCGTATATAATAGAATTATCAATAACAGTAATTTAGGAGGCGGGGGAGATTGATCCCCCGTTTTTGCTATGACATTGGAGGAATACGCGAGATGTTGGAAGAAATTGGCTGATGGCATTCAGCCAATGATAAGGGATAAGATGGAAAAGGATGCTCCTCAGTTTGAGGAATATGTACGAGAACAGCTATATAGTGGTGTTGATGGAGATGAAAATCCTTTGATCCCTGGATATACTGAGGACCCATACTTTAAAAAAACTTATGGAGAGCATTGGAAGAAAAACGCCGAACGCTATAAAAATTGGAAGACAAAGATACAGAAACCGAAACCTTCATATCTGGGTTTTTCTGCAAGAGGGAACAATACTCCAAACCTTATCATACGTGGAGATTTTTATAGTTCCATCACGGCAATACCAATATCAAATGGTATAAGGATTGCCAGCTATGGCGTTTCTTTTGGTTCTGATATTGAGAAGAAATATGGCTATAAAATTTTCAAGGTAAGCTCCAAAGCAAGGAGGCATTATGTTACGTACAGGCTTATGCCCTCTATTGAGAAATTTATAAGGAGGTGCGAACTATGAAAAACTGCTTGTGCCAAGGAAATAAGTCAATGAGGGAGGTGGAACATATGCGTTCAATCGCAGAGAAGGCTGCTATTATGGATGAATGTGTTTATATATTATACAAGGTTGGAGATGTGTATAAATTCTGTCGTGAAGGTGAAAACTGGTCAGGCGAGTTTATTGAATTCATATTTCCGTGAAATGATAGCGGACATCCGGAAGGATTACCGCTATCTATGTAAAGGACGGATCTACAAAAGATCGTTTTCTCCTTTTTCAATATTGGCTCTTATTTGCCTTAGAAGCAAGAATGATCCTTCCATCTTGTAATTTCCTAAATTTTGTTTCGCCTGCATGATGCAGCTTTCGATAGTGAGGACTAAATCTGGAGTGAACGCAGATTTGTTAATTTGCATTGTTTTGGGAAGTTGGTTAGCATGATCATTAAACCATGCAATCATTTCATTCAATTCTTCCTCTGTGTAACTTTGTTTTTTTTCAGCCATATTATATTCCCATGATTAATGATGCTTATATCTAAAAACAGTTCGTTTGTTACATGTAGATACTAATTGAAAAGTGCGCCAATATTCCAGTTGAAAATTGCGCCACCAT